GTCGTGGTATAGACATTTTGATAAGTCTATACTGCCCTTCCTTAATAGGAAGCCCTGAGTTGTGTTCCCGCAAATCCGGGTTAAGGGTCCAGTGCTGATTAGGCACCAACCCCGCCCGAAAGGAGGTCTCCACATTACTCGTCAACTGCTTTAAAGAAGCAATCAACTGGCCCATTGGTAGATTGTCGCAAAGGATGTTTTGAGAAACAGCCAAAGCTTCAACCTGCCAAGAATCCCATCCGTGAGGATGGGAATCCAGACGTAACTCGTCAACTGCGCCGATAAAGGCGCCGTCGCCGAATCCATCTGGAAGCCGGGGTTCACGCCAAATTGCCGGAGCCAGCCCCTTCAGTCCAGTCAGGACTGAGGTAGTATCGACGCCCGTTCGCTCACCCCAACGATAAACGTTGTTGTGAATTAAGAACAATCGATCTAGGGTCTTAACCGGTCGTCTGACGTAAAACGGCGTTATATCGTGTCCGAGGAAGAAGTGTTTACCACAACTTTCTCTATACGGGCCTACATGGAATGTTTTATCAGGATTCGGGGTAAAACCCGCCTCCCTTAGACGCTCCATAAGGTGCTCCGCCTTATCAGAGGGGACTACTAGGTCATCCCCGTAGACAAGAACACGATTATCCTTCTCGCCAGGGCTAGAGTACACGCACTGGGCAATAGCCCAGAAAATGAGCGATTCAAGCTCAAACGTGTACCCATTGCCCATACTCGAGAACTTCGAATAGACCAAATGGTCACCCGAAGGAAGAACGCCAACTGGAGAACGGCTCTGCTCAAGAGCCCACCACCAGCTGTTAGGTAAAAGCAGACTGACGACCTCAAAGGATAAAGTGTCGCTTGCCATCGATAAATCGATGGTAGCTAACTCACCCGTTTCGCTACCAAGTTTGGCAGCGCGTTGGTTCCTCGTTTGATCATCAAGATCTACGCCTACGGACTTAAGACGTCGACGAATCATTCGCCCGATGCCTTTCTGAACATATATGTTCATACACGGCTCTTTAGCGATTGTTCGACCTGTCTTATAGTTCTTCGGAACGACGATTATGCAGTTACCAGGTACAACCTTGACTAGGTCGCCTGATTCCTCTGGGGGAACCCCCACACTCTGTTTCCAGAGTGGCTCCATGTTAATACAACATGTAGCAAGGACTGCATTACCTATGGTGCTCTCTGGTATACCAGAGTATTTATAGGCTGCTGAGGACTTAGCCCTTGGGAGCCTGGTTGTAGAACCAGGACCAAAGGCCATACCGTCGTAGCACTCATCCCAGTTGAACTCTTTTAGGACCCGCTCTATCCGGAAATAGACCTCTCGCCAAAAGCGATCAGTCCGAAACCGGTGCGGAAAACTCCTATTGGTCAACTTGCAAATGATCTCGGCTTCATGGAATTTCTTCCACGTTGTGTCCTCCTTTTCCTCCGACGGTTTCCCATCGTCGAATTTGGAGAACAACTCTCGAAGTAATAGACTCTGTCGAGCAGCCTCTAAGTCCTTTTCTAGGACCAGAGGTGTTAGCCGACCTAATTCTCCTAATGGCACTATGCCACCAAGAGAGGCCAGCTGCTCTAGAAGCTTTTCATTCGAGAACCCTATCCTAGCACCAGAAGTCTTGCGTTTACGCATAGACATACTCCTCCTTAAAGGGGTACAACCTTACGAGCTCATCGTTTTCACGAGTTGCTCGAGTGCCAAGTCACGAAAGACGCGTAGAGCGCGGTTCCGGTCAGAGTTCGATAACTCTTTCCAGCCCGCTAATCCCGTGTGCCTTTCGACTTTTCTTCGGAGTCGATCTCCCGCCTTAGCGAGGGCCAGCTCAACTGGATAGAAATCCTGTTGAGACATGACCCCACGCTTTCGGCGAGGGAGCATCGTACCCCGATGGCACGAACCCCTAGG